GTTGTGTATTGGAATCCATCACCTTTATAAAAATTCCAAGTAATCATTCTTTGGAAATAATCATCAGTAATCGTATAAAAAGTTGTTGGTGTATTTAAAACATTTTCGTTAAAAGGTAAATAATCATAGTTAAATGTATCGTATGAACCTATAGGACTAAATGTGCTGGTATTGGATAAAGAAGGTCTTTCCATACCATATAAACTTAATGCAACCCAATCTAATAATGGGGTAGTCATTTTGGTATAAATAGGCAAATTTAAATTATTTGTTTTATCTAAATAACTTTGTGCAGTTGTATTATAAGCATCAAAAAATGGTTGCAAATATTGAGTTGTATCAAGTCTTTGATATTGCTGATATAAATAAGCAGGTAAGGTAGTAGTAATCATACTTTATTGATAATTACGCTTGTAGTTGCTGTTGATCCAGCAGTTGTATTGTAATATCCTTCTACATCGCCTAAATACAAATGCGTACCAGTAATAGGAGATACAGCAGATCCAGCTATATAAACAGTTACAGATATATTTGAAATTAAATTAGTAGGCAAAACACTAGCTACTGATGTTTCAAATATACTTTCAATTTCATATAAATTAATAGGCTGACCAACATAAATATTATTAATGTAATTAATAATTGCTGGTTGAGCCAAGGATACAATAGATGCATTAGAAGCCACATTGGTTGCTTGAGAACTCCAATTTAAAGTAATACCAGTTTGTTGAACCACTGGATTTACAAAAATAATATTATAAGTATCAGGATAATTATTAATCGTTACAGTGACATTCCTTGTACTGGAAACTGTTGATCCTACCAAAGAGGATATATCAGGTACAGAATTAAAAATTGCATTGGCTATCTGATAAGGATCTGCACTACCACCACAAATAATTTCCCATTGATTTGTTGCTACATTTCTGACAGATACTAAATTAGGCTGAACTCCACTTACATTTAATAAAGCTGTTTTAATAAATGCTGGAACTCCTTGTGCTGTTGATAATCCAGCTTGAATAACTTGAGCTTGATAGGATTGAATAGTTTGTGCTGTAGCTCCAGCAGTACCGGGGTTTATATTGGTACAAGTTAAAGTAATCCCTGAAGGCACAGAAGTAATTAAAGTAGTGACTGTACCAGCAGGAACAGCCCAAGATCCTGAAGAAATCGCTAAACAATATAATGCAGGGCTTTGACCTGTATTGCCAATAATTCCCCCATCTTGAACTGTATATTGATGTGTACCATCAGATACAACAAAACCAATTGGAATCACAAAACCAGCACTACCAGTAAAAGTTACATAGACAGAAGTATTTGATCCTTGTCCTTGTGCTACACCATAAACTGCACCTAATTCATACAAGATAAATGGATTGGCTGTATAGGGTGAAATTGAGTTCACTAAATCAACATAGGCTTGATCTTGAATGACTACAGCACCTGCGGCTGTTGATGCCATATCTTCAATAAGAGAACCCGGAAGATTTGCAGTAAGACCGGGGCTTAAAGCTGTAGCGGCAGTTATTTCAGCATTTAAAAGATCTGTTGGACTTGCAGGAATAGCTCCTGCTGTGGTTAAAGTTGCCATATATTAACTCGCTACAGTAGTTTGAATTGTTGTACCATTTTGAAATATTGCACTTATATTATAGGTTGGGTTTACAACATTTTGCTGTTTTATAATGCTTAAACTTGCAAAATAAGGAGCATATTGTTGCTGTGTTCTATTGATTGCAACATCAGGTGGTATTTGTGTTTGTACAGATTTTTGAGCAGGGATACCATAGTTTGCATAAAAAGGACTTTCATTCTCACTTAATCGCAAAGTTTGTGCAAGAGTAGCTAACCAAATATAAGAAGTTTCAGTTATTTCTACCCATTGTCCTTTTTCATTAACTCCATAAGATCTCATATTGGTGTTCCTGTATTTGATGTACCTGTTTGAACTCCTGAATGTTTATGCGTACTTCCTATTGATACTCCATTATTGGTAATAGTTCCAGTAGTATCAATATTACCAGTAACACTCATGGTGCTACCTGTACCACCACTAATATTAAATCCATCTTGACCTGTAATGCTACCTTTTACCAATAAATTATTATTCATTACAACATTTCCATCAATTGTTATACCAGTAGAATCAATTGTAATTTTGTTACTAGAATAAGCCAATTCTATTTTGTCATTGCCTATTGTTGCTATAGCAGTCGTATTTGGAGAAGTAATAACAATTGAATTTAAATCAGTAGCAGTCCAATTTAAGTTTCCTACTGGAACAAAAACTAAAGCTCCTAAATTACTGGGTGGAATTAATGAGGGTAAACCAGTACCTAATCCAGTAATGTTTCCTATTTTTGTACTTGCTGAAATACAAATTCCAGTATCACCAACTTGAACAGGTATTCTAATATATTTACTACCAATAATAGGGCAAGTTATTTGAGGAAGGGTAGTTAAATCACCTGTATCTACTTCAAAATTAACAGTAACAATTGCATTAATTGGATCAACTTTAATAACTGAACAAGGATAAACTTGACCTAATTGTTCTTGATAGGCAGATATTTTCTGTTCAGCAAAATTATTTAATGAAACAGCAAAAGGAGTTTTTTGAGATGAACTCATATTAATTAATAGTAGTAGGCAAATTAGATGGAACTACACAATCAACAATTGTAACCCAGCTATTACCATCAGATTGTCTATTGTTTCCAACACTACGAACACGATTAATTTGAAAAACACCTTGAAACGATATATTATTTCTTTGTTGAGTATTAGCTGATTCGGCAGTATTTACGATGGGTGATTTACTTGGAAAAATAATGTAATTGCCAACTTGTAAATCTCCTCTCATTGTTAATTTTGCTTGAATAGTTACATAATCTATCCAAGTTAAATTGCCAATAATATCTTGAAAATCAACTATTACTGTTTTTTGAGTAACAAGTTCTTCCTGAGAAGCTGTGCCATCATTTAAGAAAAATCCTCTATTAGTAGCAACAATACCAACTCCAAGGTAATTAGGTAATTTTAAAATGTCTTTACTGGTTTGATTTAAATATTTATTAAAACTTTCTAAATTAGTATATTTTGCAGATTGTGTTTCAGTAGCAATAAGGTTAGGACTAATACCACCAAGAATAACTAATTCAAGTCCAGTATTTTTTTTGGGATAAGCCTTTTGTAATGTATTTTTAATAGCATCTTCTAAAAATGTACCCTTTTCCCAAGTAAAATCTAAATTGACATTAGCACTTGGACTAACAGTTGAATTGGTAATAACTAAATCTAAAGTGACGAGATTACCTTGCCAATTTGCATACGATTGCAATATAGATCCATTAATAACCAATCCTTGTTGTGCTGGATTAGCAAAGGGTAAACCTTTAGACATTCCTAATTTTATCTGAATACTTGCAAATAAATTATTTGTGTAATCAGGGTTTAAATTAGCTGACTGATTTAAATCTTCAAAGCTAATTCCATAAATTTTTACATACCCTAAACCTTGTGGTTGATAATTCCAAGATTGTGGAATATCAACATCTATTTTTAATGCTTGAGTATTATTCATTCCATTAGAATATAGCGTACTATAACTTAATGGTGATCCACCTAATCCTGATTTTGGAACAATTGTAATATCGTAATATCTCATGGATTTATTTCAAAACTAGAACTGCTGACACGATAAACTAAAGTTGATGTTTTAAAATATCCAAATACCAAATTAATATCATAGTCATCAGGAGATCCAATAATAGGTCTACTAACAATCAAATTTCTTGAAGTATCATAAATAGAAACATAATATCTTGGTGAATAGATATTCCAAGAACATACAGCTACATAAGTAACCCCATCTAATACAGGATTAAACTGAAAATTAGAAGTAGATTGAGGAGTAAATTGAATATAAGTTGTCATCAGAATGGATAGTATTGATCAACAGTTGGAGCAGAAGTTGGTGGAACATTATTCCATCCTGTACTTCCACCTAAATTGGGAACAGTAGGAGTACCATTTGTAATACTTTGCATAACAGTTCCTAAAGTTTGTTGTAAAAAACCACCTGTGCTAATTAAGGGTTGAACAAAATCCCATTGAAACATATATTGCACTTGTTTATCGCTGACACCACTTACATCTTTAATACTGGTTAAAAGACAGTTTGTATAAGTATATGCAGGTGTGATAACACTAAATGATCCACCTGAAGAAAGATGCACATCTAAAGCTAACTTCATAGCAGTCAAAATAGCTTGTTTATAAACATAACCACCATTACTTTGTGCTGGGCATATCATTAACATACTAATGTTTAAAGGCTGTTGAATAACAGCATTTGAAGCTACTTGCAAACTTGCAAATGGATATTCTGCTACTTGCCATTGTTGTAAAGTGCCACCGGGTAATGGTTTCCAATGTGCAAACAAAGATTGATTCTCAATCCCCGGTACATCAAACAATTCTGTGATGGCAACAATAGGTAAAGTCTGCCCCGGTA